CGCATTTATTATTCATTAAATTGCCCTGCAGAAGACAACAAAGAATATATTAAAAAATGTATTGAAGTAGAGAAAAACAATATATTTGATAGTTTTGAATTCTACAAAGAATATCCGGGTTACGATCTACAATGTAAAGAATGGAGTTTTGATATTCCAAAAGAAGAACGAGTTGTAATGTTTGAAGTAGAAAGAGACGAGTCAGTAATTGAATTAATGATAACAAGAATAGAAGAAGCCAGAAATTATTTATTAACCTTAAACCAATAGACAATGGAAATTATTTCAGCAAGTATCGATCTAACAAAAATCGACAAAAGTAAAATCGTAGAGGGCAAAAAAGGACAAAAGTATTACAATATAGGAATTATTGTAAACGATGAAAAAAACCAGTACGGACAAAACGTATCTATATTCGACGATCAAAGTAAAGAGGAACGCGAAGCCAGAAAGCAAAAAAATTATTTAGGTAACGGAAAATCTGTTTGGAGTAATAATAAGAATATTGATGTTCCAGACGAAGAAATTGCGACAAATAATAAAAAAAATAGTTCTGGTTTACCTTTTTAATAATTAAATAAATAAAACAATGGATAGATTTATAGATGAAAATAGCAGTTTAGAAGACTGGTTGGAAATGGCTGATTATATCGCCAAAACGCATTTTAGCGGACATTTTACTTTATTATCCTTTACTTACTCTTACAAGTTCACTTTTGGAACTGTATTAGATCGAGACGACATAAACGATTTAGAGGGTTATAAAGATTTAAAAGACGCTATTATAAACGCATACCAAGAATTCCTGCAGTATGAAAACAATGTAATTAAATTTAGTAAATTTAAAAAACCAGAACCAAAACAATTATAACAATGAAACAAAAAACTCAAAAATCAGCGGTTTTATCCTTATTGAAAAAAGGTAGAACATTAAATTGGCTTAATACTTTTGAATTAACTGGCTGCAGTTCAATCGCCAGAAGAATACACGACTTTGAAAAGTTGGGTTATGTATTTAAAAGAGAAAAGAAAGTATTTAAAACACGTTACGGAACTTCTGGAATGTTTTTAAATTATACTTTAGATAAAAAAACAACACCTAAAAATTTAATAGATTGAGAATAGTTAAAGATAAAAAATGTAAGTGGTGCGGAACTGTTTTTAGACCTTATAAAACTACAGACAAGTTCTGTTCTACTTACTGTTTTATCGACGACCATAAGGAAAAGGAATGGAAGAAAGAGGTTAAAATAAGGAAAGAGAAATTAAAGACGCATAAAGATTATATAAAAGATTTTCAAGTCATAATTAATAAACTTATTCGTATTATTGATTTTGGACATAATTGTATAAGTTGCGGCAGAAATGGTAAACCGCAATCTGGACATTATCATAGTACACAAGCAAACCCGTCATTAAGATTTAATTTATTTAATATTTGGCTTCAAGATTACTATTGTAATGTACAACTTTCAGCAAACATAATAGGCTACAATAAAGGGCTTATAAACGAGTTTGGCATTCAATTAAAAGAATATATAGAAACTGGTTTAGTTGCTGAAATAAGAGAAATAAAGCCGTCTATACCGGAATTAAAAGAAGCAATTGAAAAAACTAAACAGATAATAAAACAATTGCCAAAAGAAAAAATATATTCAAAATCTGAAAGAATTGAATTAAGAAAAAAATTTAATGAAGAAATAGGAATATATAAATAAAATTACTATCTTTGTAGCACGTTCTTTAGAATTTAAAAAATGTTTTTGGTCGAGAAAAACATCGTTAAACATAGTGGCAGCGGAAGCAGAGCCACAAATACGACGCCCTATTATTTGCACTCGACCTGCATTTAATAGGGTTTTGTCGTTTTAAAAGGTTATTAGTTTACCTAAAACTATTAGAAAAATGGAAAAAACAAGAATTGTATTTTGTTCATCAAAAGACGACGAACAAATTGAAATGGAAGCGTATATTAATACGCAAAATGAGTTATATATAAAAATTGAAAATGAATTAGACCAATTTAGTTATATAACATTAAATAAATTGACTGCCATTAAATTCGTAAAACACCTTAAAAAAGAAATATCTTATATGATAGAAAGTGAGGAAGAAAATGGCTGAAAATAAAAAGAAATATATTATTTACCAAGATTGGATAAATACATTTGATAAATTAGAAGATATTGAAGCAGGAAAATTAATTAAACATTTATTTAAATATATAAATGGAATTGAAGATGAAGCGCCAGACCGATTAACTAATTTATTATTTCAGCATATTAAACAAACTATTGATAGAGACTGCGAAAAATATAAAGAAACTTGTCAGAAGAATAAAGAAAATATTAAAATACGATGGAATAAAAATAATACGACCGAATACGAGCGTATAAATTCGAATACGAAAAATACCGATAATGATAATGATAGTGATAATGATAATGATAGTGATATTATTAAAATAAATAAAAATAAAATAGATTTATCTTTTGTTGATTTTGAATATTTAGAAGTATTTGAATTATGGTTGGAATATAAAAAAGAAAAAAAGCAAAGTTACAAGAGCCAAAAAAGTTTAGAAATTTGCTACAAGAATTTAATTAAAATAGCAAATAACGATCCAGAAGTAGCAAGGCAAATAATCAGTAATTCAATAGCAAATAATTATTCTGGCTTATTTCCGATAAAACAAAATAAAGAAGACCAACCGAACAAGTTTCATAATTTAATAAATTTATACAACCAAACACAAGAAGAATATGCAAACAAACCACGCACTGGAAAAAAGTTCGGTGAACTTTAGTCCAAACTTAATGCAGGCAGAAAGGTGCTATATTACTGATTATGCAGGAAAAAAAATAAGTGAGATAGAACATATTGAAATTGAAAAATACTGCCGGGAATTAGTTATAAAAGCGTTTTTAGACATAGGACAAGCAAAAGTAGATAATACGATTATTAAATTAATGACTGGTGGTTTAATTAATGAAATACTTCCATATAAAAATATAATTAGTCCGTCTGGCGTAAAAACTGCTATTGAAAAAGGAGTACGAAAGGAATACGGCGAATATTTCGGTATAAACGCAGTTTCATTTAATCAATTTCTTAAAGGTTATATGAATTCAACTGAAAGGCAGGAAGCTATTTTAAAACAAAAACAACACGAAAAAAAGATTATTGAAGAACGCCAAAATGCACTTAATATGGATACTGGAAAAGAATTTACGTTGTATTGTTACGATAAGTTTAAAGAAGAAAATTCAATTTATGACCCTGCTAATATTGCTTACGACTGGCTAAAAAAGAATAATTTAATTCCATTAATTACAAAAGAATTAAAAGAAAGCATAAAAACAGAAGCCGAAACAAGATATATAAGTTCCAGAATGAATGGCGCAGACGGAGTTCCTGCAAGTAAATATATGATGGAACGACTGGCAGGAAAAACAAAAAAAACTAATAAAGAGGAAGAAATATTGAGTTTATGCAAGAATATTCATTTAAAGCTAATATTTAACCACATTACAAAAGAACAAATAGAAAAAATATAACGCCTACGGCTTGGCGAAGTGGGGGAATTATACCCACAAAAGCCGATTAGAATTACTAATGTTCAATAACAGATAAAAGATGATAGAAAGCAGTCAGCCCCCATTTTGCCAAACCGATGTTAGCGGAAGGCATGGGTTAATTCACGGAAACGCAATGGATTTAATTTGCGATTTAGATGACCATAGTATTGACTTAACAATTTTAGACCCTGATTATCAGGATTGGGATAAACTTTGTAAAGAAGGTTTAATTTGTCAAGCTGTAAGGGTTACAAAACTAACTGGAAATATTATTTGCTTTACAAAGCAACCATTTGATTATGAATTAAGAAACGAAGTAAATCACATTTTTAGGCGTGAAATTATTTGGAGCTTTTCAAATGGTGGTGCTTGGGTAAGTAAGCGGATGCCATTGGTATCGTTCCAAAAAATATTCTGGCTTACATTAAGCAAAGATTTTTATGTTGATGTAAGGACTGGATTAGATTACAATGAAGGCACAAAATCAATGAAGCGAAGTAGTAAGGTATTTGGAGACTATAAGGCAGAAGGAAGGCAATTTGATAAATCAGATGAAGGAACATGGATAAGAGACCACTATCATTTTAATAAACCGCATAATGGCAAAATACCTGCAAAACCAAAAGACTTGATGCAGATACTTATTAAATGCTTTTGCCCTGAAAGTGGTGTTGTTTTAGATCCATTTTTTGGAAGTAGAATAGTTGGAGAAGTTTGTCAAGAATTGAATAGGGATTTTATAGCATACGAAATTGACGAACAAAGAGTAAAAATGTTCAATGATAAGCAGGGTGCTAATGCTTTCCGCTAACTTGCTTATAGAAGCCATAAACTCACCCCAATACAACGAAATAAATAAAAAATAAAATGACGCCAAAAGAAAAAGCGGAAGAATTAATTAATAGGTTTATACCACATACAAGGGTATTTCACGAAGTTTTAGGTTGGGAAGATTATATTGACTCTGCTAAACAGTGTTCAATAATAGCAGTAAACGAAGTATTAGCAGACGCAAGTAAAAAGGTTAGTCATATTGATAGAAACGGGTTATCTGATTATGAATACTGGTGGGAAGTAAAAAAAGAATTAGATAAGCTATAAAAAAATATTAATAAAAAAAATATTATATTTGTAAAAAATAAACCTTATGAATATCAAGAAAATTAAAATAACCGAAATTAAGTTAAACCCAAATAACCCAAGATTAATAAAAGGAGATAATTTTAATAAATTAGTTAATTCAATAAAAGAATTTCCTAAAATGTTAGAAATAAGACCTATTGTAGTAAATGACGATATGATTGTTCTTGGTGGAAATATGCGTTTAAAAGCGTGTAAGGAAGCAGGGTTAAAAGAAGTTCCAGTAATTAAAGCAAGCGAATTAAGCGAAGAAGAACAAAGGCGTTTTATAATTGCAGACAATGTAGGTTATGGAGAGTGGGATTGGGAAATGCTTGCAAACGAGTGGGAAAACGAACAATTGACCGAATGGGGTTTAGACGTATGGCAACCGCCTGCAGAAGTAGATTATTCTATATTAGACGATGAAAATGCAGACCTTAATAGCCAATTAGAAGATATGGCAAGCGGAGTTAAAAAAGCAATACAGATCGAATTTGAAGCAGAACATTATGAACAAGCATATGAACTTGTTAAATTCTGGCGTGAACGTGAAGCATATGTTGGTGGTATGATAATGGAATATTTAAAAGCCGAAAAAGAAAAGATATGAAGATTAAAACGATAAAAGGAATAAAATTCTATTACCGTGAAAACACAAGCGATTTAAAAACATTTGAAGAAGTTATTGATCGAGACGTTTATAGAAAAAAAGGAATGACAATACAAAATGGTGAAACGTGGATTGATTGCGGTGGGAATGTAGGTGCTTTTACTTTATTGGCTTGTTCTTTGGGTGCAAATGTAATAGTATATGAGCCAGACCCTAATAACTGCAGAATGATTGAAAAAAATTTACAATTAAATAATTTTAAAGCAGAAATAATTTGCGCAGGATTAGTTCATAATGAAGTAAAAAAAGCAAATTTATACGTAGGAAATAATGGTAACGTCTGGAGAAATTCAATGTATAAAAATTGGAACGGAAAAGGTTTGAAAGTTGATTGCGTAAATTTTGACGAAGTAACAAAAGATGGATATTGTGTTAAAATGGATATAGAGGGCGCAGAAATGCCAATATTAGAAAACACAAAAAGAAAGTTTAAAAAGTTAGTGTTTGAATGGAGTTTTGATATAGACCCAAGTTTACCAAGATTTTGGAATATTATAGATAAATTAAATAAAAATTATAAATTAGCTTCAATAGGAAATACTGCTAAATATCAAAGTAGAGATTATGACGTATGGCAAAAATCTTGGTTTCCTGCCTGCACAAATGTATTCTGTTATGAAAAGAATTGATTTAAAAAAAGTTGAACATAATATTAAGATAGGTGACGTTTGTGGAATAATTGAGCCAAACGTAACAGAAGATAGTATTTTTTATGATAATGGAGAAGCAATAGGTTTTTACATAAAAAACATATATAACTATTCTGAAAAATTAGGCAAACTGGCAGATTTAGCAAATGTAGAATTAAGGAGTAAAAATGTTCCTAAAAGCGAAATGAAAAGATCGAGCGGTTTGCATAATACTGATAAAGAGGTTTTGCAGTATTCAACTATAATTGGTAGTGTTCCGCCAAAACCACATATGAGAAGACCTTATCCAACAATATCAAGCGTACATCAAGTAAAATCAGCACAAACATTTATAAAAGCTATGTTATTGTTATGTAAGGAAAGCGAACAATTAATTAATCAAATAACACCGCATATTTACGAAAGACAAAAACAGATAATTGAAACAAACATACCTAAAAAGTGGAGGTTTGGGGATTTATTTACAAGTTCAATTAGCAATTATAATATTTCAGCACCATTTCATAGAGATGCAGGAAATTTAGAACATTGCGTAAATGTAATAATCGCAAAAAAGCAAAATGCAACTGGCGGAAACACAACTGTGCCAGATTATAATGCAACTGTAGATAGCAGTGATAATTCAATGTTAGTTTACCCTGCTTGGAGAAATGTTCACGGAGTTACGCCAATAATACCAACTGCCAAAGACGGTTATAGAAATTCACTTGTTTTTTACCCGTTAAAAGCATTTAAAGGTTTAAAATAACAGAAACAAAGCAGAAATATGCCATTTAAAAAGGGAGAAACGCCAAAAGGCGCAAAAGTATTCAAAAAAGGTCAGTCTGGTAACGTAAATGGAAGACCGCCAAAGCTACCGCATTTAGATAAATTATTAGACGAAGTATTGGGCGAAGAAAAAGACGGGGTTACCGCTGCAAAAGCAATTTTAGCAGCATTAAGAGCAAAGGCGGCAAAAGGAGACGTAAGAGCAGCCGAAATACTTTTAGATAGAGCATACGGAAAAGCAAAGCAACACATCGACCATACTTCAAACGGAAAAGATATTGATACTGGTATTAAAACTATTATAATTGAAGACGCAAAATCAACTACGGATAGAAGTCAATCCAGTTTATAAACCATTATTAAATGACCGAACAGAAATATTATTGCTTTACGGCGGGTCGGGATCAGGCAAGTCGTATTTTGCGCACCAAAAGGTTTTATTAAGAATATTGACCGAAAAAGGTCACAAAATACTTGCTTTGCGTAAAGTAGATAAAACGCTAAAAGAAAGTATTTATCCTTTATTCAGATCGTTAATTTATGACTGGCAATTAGAACACGAATTTGAGTTTAATAAAACCGAAAAAAACATACTTCATTTGCCAACCGGGAATGAAATAGTCTGCAGGGGTTTAGACGAGCCAGAAAAGATAAAATCTATTCACGGAATTACTTCCATACTCTACGATGAATTAACAGAATTCACGTTTGAGGACTTTACGCAAACAATGCTACGTGTTAGGGGCGAAAAGAATAACTACGTTCAATTTATCGGCTGCTTCAATCCAATTAGCGAGTATCACTGGCTAAAAAGGAATATTATTGATAATATAGACGAATTAAACGCAGGCGGAACAAAATATAAATACGTTCATACTACATATAAAGACAATTTATTTTTAACTGAAAGAGACGTTAAAACAATAACAGACTTACAATTAACTAATAAATTATACTACGATATTTATGCGTTGGGTATTTGGGGAGTAGAAGATAAGTCTGGAAAATTCTGTTTTGCTTTTGACGAAGAAAGACATTCCAAACATTGCGAATACAATCCAAATGAATATCTTTACTTATCTTTTGACTTTAACAAAAATCCAATAACTTGTGCAGCAATTCAGCATTATAATGAAACGATTTATGTTCCTTATGTTTTCAAGCTGCATAACAGTAATATTTATTCTTTGTGCGATGCTATACTGGCTAAATATCCAAATGCTATTTATAGCGTTACGGGTGACGCGACTGGTAAAAGCAGTTCGGCAATGGTTCAAGACAATCTAAATTATTATAAGGTAATTAAAAGTAAGTTAAACCTTTCTACTTCTCAATTATTCGTACCAACAATAAACCCACCTATTACTGAAAATAAGGTACTTGTAAACGCT